TACAGACGAATTAAAAGATAAAAAGGAGAAATAGTTATGAACCCTGCAAATCTTATAAAACAATACATGTTACAAGGTCTTACTCCAAAGGGTATACTACAAAGACTAAATGTTCAAAATCCTATTTTGGGTAATGTAATATCTATGGCCCAAAATGGGAATAGTAAAGGTGTTGAGAATTTTGCTAGAAATATCTGTAAACAAAGAGGTTTAGATTTTGACCAAGAGTTTAGCAAATTCAAAGACAGTTTGAGGTAGCTTATTATTGCAATAATAATATACATATCTTAGATGAAAGGAGGAAAAATCTATGGGTTATGAGAATGGTGGTTTATCTGCTTCAGATGTTGCTCTAATCCAAGACAGAAACAATGGTGGTTTCGGTAATGGTTTTGGTGGAGATGGCGCTTGGTGGATAATCTTATTTCTAATCTTCGCAATGGGTGGCTGGAACAATGGTTTTGGTGGCTTTGGTGGAGGTTTTGGATGTGGTGCTGACAACATGTATCCTTGGCTATCTAATGGTCAAAAGGAAATCATGCAAAACACAAATAATGGATTTAATTCATTACAGTTAGCAAACCAATTAACTGGAATTTCTAATGGAGTTCAAGGTTTATCTACTCAGTTATGTAATTGCTGTGCAGATATGAACCAAACAGTAAATGCTGGATTTGCTAATGCTGAAACAGCAGCAAATTCAAGACAAATGGCTAATATGCAACAAGCATTTAATAACCAATTATCTACTGTCCAAGGTCTTAATGGAGTAAACTCAGCTATAGCTTCTACTGGATGTGATATTAGAGAAGGAATTGCTAGAGTAAATTATAACAACGCACTTCAAACTCAAACTATTACAAGTCAGATAGCAAGTGAAAACTGTGCTGACAGAGCAGCCTTATCAGATGGAATTCGTGATTTATTGGCAAATCAAACAGCCAATACTCAAAGAATTTTAGACCAATTATGTAATGACAAGATCGATGCCAAAAATGAGAAGATTGCTGATTTACAAAGAGAGTTATCAATGGCTGACTTAAGAGCTAGTCAAGTAGCACAAAATGCATTCATCTCACAAGGATTTGCGAATGAAGTAGATGCTCTTTATAACAGACTAAATAACTGTCCTGTTCCTACAACTCCAGTTTATGGAAGAACTCCAATCTTTACTTGTCCAACAAGTAATGGATGTGGATGTGGATGTAATGGCAATGCAAATTTCATCTAAGCAAATACCTGATTACAGGATGCTCGATTACGAGAACTTGCTAATTTTATAAGAGATAGGCAAGTCGTCTATCTCTTTATTTTATAGAAAGGAAATGATATTATGATAGAGAGTGTACAAGAATTACCTATTACATTAACAAATAACTCTGCAGCTATTACATTTAGTAACGATGATGTCAGAACCAGAAGTGCTAATTGTTGCAATGGATGGTTACAACATCAAGAAGGTTCTCCACTTTACCAGATTTTGGATGGTGGTTATTATGAAGTTATCTTCAACACTAATGCTAGTTCAGCAACTGCTGGTGTTATAGCTCTTGGTTTATACCAAGATGGAATTTTGGTTCCAGGCACAACTGTTGCTTCAACTTTAGCAGCAGCTGGAGATATCGAAAACTTAAAATTTACCAAAGTTGTTAAAGTATGTTGTAGAGCAAATGCTACATTAACTGTAGCCAGTGTACCAAGTGTTCCAGACTTTACAGATTTGACTGGACCTGGAATTGATACACAAACTCCAATTATCGCTAACGCTAATTTCATAATTAAGAAAGTAGCATAGGAGGTGGTGATATGGAGAATGAAGAAAAGAAAGAAGAAGTTTGTTATACTGATAAAATCAAAGCTTTAGTTATCAAGGAACTTGAACAATTCTCCGACACTGAATTGGATGACGATGATTTGGATGTATTATACAAACTAGTCGACATAGACAAAGATTTAGAAAACATTGACTATTGGAAAGTCAAGAAGGAGGTTATGAAAATGAGATATAACGATTATGGAGATTACTCAGAGGGTGACTATGGAAATTATGGTAGACGTGGAGTACCTGGTTCTGGCAGAGGAAGAAGTAGAAGTTATAGAGGTCACGACGAAGGTGAAGAAATGCTAGAAGATATGAGAGAAAGTTACAGTGCTTATTCTGAAAGTAGAAATGCCTATAGTCGTGGAAACTATGGAGCTGGTCAAGAAAGCATGAAAGCTCTAGAAGACACAATGGAACTTTTCACTGAGTTTACACAAAAAATGATACAAGAAGTTGACTCTCCAGAAGCTAAACAAATTATCAGAAAACATCTCAGAAGAATTAGTCAGATGGGAGAAATGTAATGTATAAATATTACAATGCCAATGCTCACAATAATTTCGTCAATGATTGTGTGATACGAGCTATTTCTACTGCTGAGAATAAAAGCTGGGGTGAAACCTACGACGATTTAAGTCGTATTGCCAAGAACAACGGCATTTTATTGGATGATGTTAATTTCGTCGACCCTTTATTGGATTATCGATACGACCGAGTCGAAACTTACCCAGACGAAACAGTTGGTGATTTCGCAGAAAGATGTACTATTGGAACTTATTTGGTAACAATGCCTAATCATATAACTACTATCATAGACGGCGTAGTTTATGACACATTTGACTGTAGAAATCGACCACTTTGGAATGTTTGGAAAGTTGAATAGAAAAAAAAGTTAGAATAACTATTTACATTTGAGACAATCTATCTTATAATAAAAGTATAAAATAATAGTAGAGATAGATATGTCTTGGGGACTATAAAATTCTATTTCTTATGAATTAGATACTGGTATACATGCTAATTCGTGAGTTGGATTTGATAGTAAATGAGATGGGTAATATTTCTACATAAGCATAGTGAGAAATCACTAGGAGTATGTAGTAGCCCTTCTCGTTACTACAAATCCAACTTTTATTTTGTTAAAATTTTTTTATAAGGAGGTGCCTATTATGGCAGTAGTAAATTACGCAGAAGCTTATGAAAGAGCTTTAGCTCAAGCTTACCCAAACGTTCTAAACTTTGGTGAATTATACAATACACCAAACAACAGAATTTACACATTTCTTAATGCTAAAACTATTCACATTCCTTCTATCTCAGTTACAGGTAGAACAAATGTAAACAGAGACAGCATTGATGGAGTATTCCAAAGAAACGTAGATAACGACTACGAAGATAAAACTATGCAATTCTACAGAGAGTGGTCAACATCTATTGACCCAGCAGATGTAGATGAAACAAACATGGTTTTAACTATTCAAAATGCAACTAAGGTATTCAATGAAACACAAAAATTCCCAGAGAAAGATGCTTACTTAATAAGTAAAGTATATGCTGACTGGACAGCACAAGGTGGTGTAGTTAATACTACAGCATTAGATGTTGACACAGTACTTTCAGTATTTGATAAAATGATGGAAGACATGGACGAAGCATTAGTTCCATTTAATGGAAGAATTTGCTATGTAACACCAGCTGTTAAAACATTACTAAAAAATGCTTCACAAATCGGACTTTCTAAAGATGTTACAAAACAAGGAAACATCAATAGAATAGTTAACAGATTAGATGAAGTTAAGTTAGTAACTGTTCCATCTGTTTTAATGAAAACAGCTTACACATTCAAAAAAGGATTTGCTGAAGCAGCAGGAGCTGGACAAATCAATATGTTCTTAGTTCATCCATCAGCAATCTTAACTCCTTCAAAATATTCTTTCGTTGGAGTTCAAGCACCAGCTGCTGGTACAAAAGGTGACTATATTTATTATGAGAAAGAATACAGCGACGTATTTATTTTAAACAATAGAACAGCTGCTATTGCTTTCAATGTTACACCCTAATGGAGCTCCTACTAAGGAGCTTACAGTAGATACTAGCGTTTCAGCTAGTGAAGATCTATTTGGAAAGACAATCGAAGATTTACAAGAAAATGTTGAAGTCGGAACAGATAGTATAACTGGTACATTGAAACATGTAGAAGATTATACTGGATTTAGTGCTGACCCAGCAATGCAATCAGGCAATTATTTAGTAATACATTGTACTACAAATGATAGTGACCCAATTACTGTAGAAGTAGTTGGTGGAACTTCTGGTCCAAGACAATTGGATGCTGATGGTATAATCGTACTAAGAATTGCTGATAAAGACACACAAACTATTCAAGTAGTTAGTGGAAGTCTAACAAAGAATTATTCTTTAACAGAATTAGTTCTTGAAACCGAATAATTTGGAGGTATAAACTATGTCGAGAAGTGAATTAGTTGACCTAGCCAAAAATAAATTAGGTGAAATACTAAGAGCTAGTGATGAGCAAGTCCTAGAAGAAATTAGTGATACTGTCATTGACGAGGCTTTAAGTATAGCTAACACATCTGAAAGTGATACATCACTTAAAGATTTGAAAGCTCCAATTGTTGAGGCTATAGTCATAGCATACCAAAATAGAGGTAGCGAAGGTCTAAAGTCACAATCAGAGTTAGGTCAATCTAATTCATTTGTTGACTGGATGGAATATCTTCGAACAGCTATAATAAATGGAGGAAAGAGGTATTTATTTTGAGGATAATTGATTTGGAGAATGTTACTCTTTATGAAGTAACTAAAGGTACAAAGCCTGATGGCGACCCAACTGAAAGTTACAATGAAATTAACACTTACGAAGCAGGAGTCCAATATTTGGATGATAGCGTAGCAGCTTCAATTTATGGAGCTAATGTTAATAAAACATATAGAGTCTCTTCACTTCACTTTGACTTAGAAAAATATCTTCTTCCTAAAATCAATAACTCCCCAGACAATTTATCTAATTACTTAATTGGGTACTTAGGTAATAAGTTCAAACTCGAAAGAGTTACTCCAAAGTATATTGATATGAGTTGGAGGTAGTACTTATGGCAAATATCAATAAGAATATTAAGTTTTTTGCGAAGTTAGATGATTTAGCTTCTGGCAAGAAATTGGAAGAATTTGTACAACGTCAAGCTGAGGAATGCTGGGAACAAATCGTAACCACATCTCCACCTGAGGTTGAGACTGGTCAATATATTGCTTCCATCCAAGTACGAGATGTACAAAGGTCTGGAAATGAAATATTTGCAGAGGTCTTTACTGATTTGAGATTAGAATGGCACAATGTCTTTCTTGCTGAATTATTGGAACATGGAACTGGTATTTATCGTGAGGATGGTACTGGTAGACAAACTCCTTGGGTATATTTTAACAAGAACTGGCAAAGATTTGTTTATACACATGGTATTAAGCCAATGCCTCATTGGACTCCAGCCTATCAGATGCAAACAGTTAAGATGAAGGAGGGTATAAAACATGTCTTTAATTAACCAATTTAGAATTATGATACAAACTGAGCTTAATAAGATAGATGGCCTAGATGCTGGTAAAATCCTCTCTGATGATACCATTGTTCAGGGTCAATATCACTATGGCTATGAAGTTAGCAGCTCAGTTATTTCTAAGAATATTGGTTATGATAACGACAATATGGTTCTTCAAGTTACTGGCTATCTGACGACAAAAGGTGGAGACTTAGAAACGTTTGACAGATATACTGATTTGATTTGCAATGCTCTGTCATCTCTCAACATAAAATTTACAACTAAAGATATTACGACCTATGACACTACGAGGAAGACTCTAATCAGTGGAAATGTGGTTTTGAACACTTTGGACAAAACTCTTCGATAAAACGGGAGCCCAAAATCAATTTTAAAGAACTTTTATAAGCTCGCTAATATAAAATCATATTTTAAAAGGAGGTATTATTATGGACCCAGATGCAGTAGTTCAAGTTGCAACACTTGGTACTAAATTAGAAGTTCAAGTTAACAATGTTTGGAAGAGAATACATGGTTTAGCTTCTACTCCAGATTTTGGTGGAGAACCTAATACTATTGATAGTACTACTTTGGACAATACGAAGCATGAAACTTCAGTACAAGGTTTACAACCAGCCGTTGCTCTTGCTTATGAAATCAACGTACAACAGTTATCAGATGAAGATGCTAACTTAAGAGTAGTAAAAGCATTAGCTGATGCTGGTTCTACTAACAAATGGAAACTTACAAAAGCTTCAGGAGTTACATTTGAGTATGACGCTAAAACTTCAATTTCTTACAATGCAGATGACCAAGCTGCAATTGAGAAATTTACAATCTATCACGACCTAAAAGGAGAAATCTCTATAACATTACCTGCCTAAGTTTTAGTGATGGAGAAATGGCAGTAATGACAATAAACTTTTGGCCAACTAGTTTTTCTCAGACTTTCTCCCTGAGTTTTTGAGTTGGCTATATTTGTAATTATAAAGGAGAAAGATAATTATGGACAATGAAGAAATTTTAGTAGTTGATGGACAAGAATTCCGTTTCAAACTTCCATCAAGAGAAGTTGTTAGACTAGAAAAATTATATGGAAAAAATATATTTGAAATCTTTGAGAGTTTATCATTTGCAACAATTGCAGATATTTTAGAAGCTGCTTTAGTCTCTCCAAAGGGTATGGACAAGTTTGACATGATGGACAAACTTTTAACTAAGTACACTATCATAGAAATCGGACAAGACGTATTACAAAAAATTGCAGTAAAATCTGGACTATTAAGAGCGAAAGATTTAGAAGATAGTGATAAAGGAGAAGCTGAAGTAAAAAACGCCTAAAGGAGTATGTTAGTGACCCTTTGGCTGGCTTCCATTTGGTTCACAGTATTTATATCGAGTTAACTAAACTAGGATGTGAGCTCAAAGAATTATATGAGTACTCTGTCAAGGAGTTACTATTCATGCTCAAGTATAAAAGAGAAGGATTAGCAGAAACTACTTGGAAACAGGGACTTATCACTCGAGCTGCATATTCTCGAAATTCTTTTCCTAGAAATCCTAAGGAAATATTCCCAGATATGTATGAAGAAACTTATAAAAAGAAAAAAGTCCCAATCCCTGACTGGTTATTAGAAGATTATCAGAAGAGACTAAATGCTCGAGTAAAACGTAGCTAATTCAGAAAGGAGTGAGACGATGGACGAGGAATTTAAAGTCAGGTTCGTTGTTGACATGGGTGATACAGAAAAACGAGTTAAGCGTTTGAAAAATGATTTTGTCTCTATGGAAAACAACGAAATTCACTTCAAAACTAATATTGGCGATATAGACAAGAATTCAAATTCTGTCTTCAGAAACATTCGTAGCATGATGGAGGGTGTAAATAAAAACCCAATTTGGTCTAATGCTAAAAAGCAAGAATATTTGAAATTCTTTAAGGGTATGGAAGCTACAGCTAATCGAGCCTTCCATACAATGGAGAGTAAATATGCTAAATTAGCTCAAGATCTATCGAGTTGGGACTCCCAAAAGAATGCTTTACAATTAGAACTAAACCTTAAGGATGGCCAAGCTGAAGAAATCAGACATCAGATAGACGAAGAAATGTCAAAGAAAGGCAATGTTGGAACTTATGAAGACTTAGTCAAAATGCAAGAAGAATATAACAAATGGACAGCCCAAAAACCTTATTTTAAGAAAGGTGCTGAAGAAGCTCTTGCTCGTGGTGACAAACCAGACTATGAAAGTTGGATTAGTGACTTAAAGAAAATTGACGAATACCAAAAGAAACTGATGGATGACATGCAAAACTTCAAAATTGGAGAATCCGGCCGGTGGTCCTGATTATGAGAAAATCGCCAAACTTAGAGAGAAGTATGACCAGATACAGAAAGAAGCTGAGGAACTTGACCAAGAAGTTACCAAAATGGGTAATAACCCGGCAATGGAAAAGAAACGTCAAGAACTAGAAGCTATTCGTTTAGAATATGGTCGACTAATGGCTGATATGCAAGGCCACCCTTTGACTGACCAATTTAGGTCACAAAGCTTACAGTCTTTGAACCCACAGGTAGAAAACTTGAACAATGGACTAGATAGGTCTGGCCAGAAAATTAAATGGAATACAAAATTAACCGAAGCTTGGGATAAAACGATGGCTCGTTTGAAGTCAAGAGTAATGTTTAGTATTGTCTCAATGCTAAACCCTATCAGAGTTATTCGTCAAGCATGGAGTGGATTTTTGGAGCAAAATGTTAAGACTAAAAATACTTTGAAAATGATAGGTCTAAACCTACAAAAAGTAATTGCTCCTCTTCTTCAAAAGATTGTAGATTTTATTTTTAGAATGGCTCAATATGCAAATGTTCTAACCAAAGCATGGTTTAATGTTGACTTATTTGACAAATCTGTTCTGAGTGCTCAGCAAACGCAAAAAGAGATTAAGAAAATTAACCAACTAACAGCTGGATTTGATGAACTTAATGTTTTTAATGGGGATAGCAATAATACAGATAATGGACCAGAAATATTAGACACTTCGAATCTACCTAAAGTTGATACATCTAAACTTGAAAATTGGGCAAAAAATGGACTTGGAAAAACTCTTGGTGATACTTTAAGTTGGTCATTAGAACATCCACTAGAAACAGTTGGAATTATGCTGGGAGCTAAATTCGCAGCTGGACTTTTAGGAAAAGGACTTGGAGCTTTAGTTAAAAAAGGTATAGGTAAAATCTTTGGTGGGGAAGAGGTTGTTCGAGAAGCTGTTACAGTCGGAAAACTACTTGGTGGTATAACCTTAACGGCTGGTGGAACAGCTTTAGCTATTTCACAAGCTGCCGATGCTGGAAAGAATTGGCAAGATTTAACAACCTCAGCTAAAGTTGGAAAAGTAGCATTATCTGGTTTGGGTTCAGCCGCTGCTGGACTAGGAGCTATAATGCTTGGAGCATCAGGACCAGTTGGTTGGGCAGTTGCTGGAGCTGTAGCTTTAACTTCTTTTGTAGTGGGAATGGGTCAAGTCCAAGATGGAATTGGTTCTGTGAAAAAAGAAACCAAACGATTGGGAGAAGCACAAGCTAATGCCAAAATTGCAAATGATAATTATCTAATCTCAATGAATAATTTGGCTATTACAACTGCAAATCTAGAACAGATCGAAAGAGAAACCGGATTGTCTGGAGAAAGTTTAGCTGAACAGGTTGAGAGTGGGATCTTGACAATTGACAATATGACATCAGCACAACTTAGATGTTATAATGCTTATCTACAAAACGAAGAGATGATAAAACAAAATAAGAAAGCGATAGAAGAAAAAGCAGAAGCAGATAAACAAGAAGTGATACAATCTCTCAGAGTCGAAATTGCTAATGCCAAAAAATCAGGTTCTTATGATGAGTTAAAACGTCATATTGTAGAAGCTTATGAAAAAGGTGAACTTAGCGCAGAAGAATGTAGAGGTATTACTGAGAGAGCTATGGGTGGAATGAGTAAAGCCTCTCGAGAAACTTTTATGGAAGATTTACCTAAAGATATAAGAGAAGGTTTAGATCCAACAAAATATGCCACGGGATTTGAGGGATTTGCTAATAACTTTAAGACTTGGATGAATAACATTGGTAGTTGGTTTAAACAAAAATGGCAAGGAATAAAGAATTGGTGGAATAGTTTATGGGGCAATAATTATGAGAATTTCAGTGCTGGCGGTGGCCAAGGTGGCCGGTGGCCGGTGGTGGAGGAGGTCGTTCTGGTGTTGCAACTATGGCCGTTGGAACAAATTATGTTCCTAATGATGGATTAGCTTATTTACATAAAGGAGAAGCCGTTATTCCAGCTAAATACAATCGACCATACCAACCAGAAGATCCAAAATTAGCTTCTACAATCGAAGAACTTAGGTCAGAACTAGTCTTTTTAAGACAACAAATGGCACAGGGTATAAATGTTAGTGGCGAATTCATACAAAGGGGTTCAGATCTTTATGCCACAGTTGAAAAAGCTAGAGGTAAAAGAGGAAACCAACCTTTAAGCAACCCATCTTATGCCAGATAGGAGGTAATGATTATGGGAAAACCACTTTTCCTATTTGATGGAGAACCAATTCCAGGTAACCCAGCTAGAGGTTATTTGGAACAATCAGAACAATTGGTCGATAGTGCTAGAAATGCCAATGGTCAAGTTGTTGCTCAGAAAATCAACAGAAGACTTAGAAAATTTGATAGCTTAAAATGGCCAGTCTTAACTACAGCTCAAGTTACTTGGTTAAAACAAAAAGTAGCCAATTTCACGGTTATGCTAACCTATTTTGATAGCCAAGATGGTGGAATTGTTACTCGAAAATTTTATTTTGGTGACATGAGTGCTGAACCTTTTGAATGGGACACAACAAGTTATCAGGTAGCAGTTCCCACAAGATATAAAGATGTTTCAGTGAATATTATCGACATGCGGATACTAGACTTTTAAGTCAGATGTTGACAAATCCAATCAGAGAGACCAACAAAGAGCTTGTTTTAGTTCGATTTTGGTCTCTCTGTCTGCTAATGAAAAGAAAATGTAATAAATATATTTTAAAGTATTAAGATTGTTCGAAAGATATGATATAATAAAAATATAAAAATAAGAGAAAGGAGGTCAAATATGGCTTTAGAACAAAAATATCTTAATGTTACAACTCGAGCAGAAGGTTATTTAGACATTCTGATGTATGTTCCTGATGAGAGCATTAGAGTTCTAAATGTTTCTTCGGATGACGTTTTTAGCTATTCTGATTTGAATTCTATTACAGACATAAAGAATTATACTACTCAAACAATCGCAACCTTAGAAGAAAACTTATGGGTGTTAGATGGTTCATTTATCAACCCAGTGTATGGTAGAACATATAATGGCTATATCAGTAATTCTATATCTGATGAAAATGGAGACTTTGTAACTAATCCAAAAATTGAAATGGAGCTAGTCTCTACATCTGATGTGGAATATTTTTCCATTATTTTGAACCCCGCTGTAAAAACAGCATACCCAAAGGAGTTATCTATTCAGTTCAAAGACAGTGAGGGAAATGTTATAAAGACTGTTAGTAAAGATTTAACACTCGAGAGCGAACAATCTAGTCTACCTAATGTCATCTTCACAGTTAATGCTACTGGAGTAAAATCTTTAGAGATAGAATTCATTGGAACGCAATCTGGTCATAGAAGGGTTAGACTTTCTACGACAATGTTTGGAAGAATTATGACTCTAAACCAAGATGAGGTTTTAACAACTGATTATTTGGACAAGTGCTCGTATGTTCCAGACAGTATACCAATTAGAACATTTAAGTTCGAATTGGAAAATTACGATGGAAGATACAATATTGATAACCCCGAAAATTCGATGTTGACATTAGACAGTACAACAAAAGTTCTAATCCGAAATGGTTATAACATTTATGGATTTACCGAAGACCCAGGAGGAAATTATTATGACAATCCAGACCGAGTAGTTGATATAGCTTGGGATGATTGGAAAGAACTTCGACTACTTAACATCTCGACAAATGCTCAAAATCGATGCACATTCGAATGTGGTTCTATTTTGGATGCAATGACAGACGTATATACACAAGAAAGATTTGAAGCCAATCGTACAGTTGGAACAATCGTTAGAGCTTTATTAAACTTTTTAGGTTTGGATGTTGGAACAATTGTATTTAGTTCAGACGACCACGGAGTTAATTATAGTGACTATACCATTAACACTCCACTACCTAACTTACCAGTTAGAGAACTTCTACAACTTTTAGCCTTCTCAGTTGGAGCAACTTTACTAATCAAGGATGATGGAACTATTAAGTTTGCAAATTTGAATATTGCGGACTCTAGTTCATTTACAAACCATCACTCTTTCAACTATGGAGATTTTGCTTCAGTTCCTGCTGCTGAACAATTAGACTATACTGATAAAGTCTCACTTCCAAAATATAATGCTGTTGTAGCAGATACTGAAACTGAAATCACAACCGTTAACGTTTCGACTTATGAATTAGAAGTCACTTACCCAGAATGTGTTCCAACAGGAGCTTATGACAAAAATACTGGGTTAGACACTGGAATCGATAGTGAACTATATTGTAGGCAAGGTTATCTGGATGTTGCATTAGGTGTTGAACCAAGTAAAGATGTTGTGATTAAAGGTTATAAAATAGATGTTATTCAAACCCAAGACAGAACTGTAACTAAAGATACTTTGATTATTGACACACAGTTAATGTCGAAAGACAATGGAAATGAAATTAAGAATAAATATAAACTTTGGTATGGAAAGAAATTTAAGTATACTATGCAAACAAGGGGAGAACCTTTAGTGGACGCTGGAGATTGGACTACAATTCAGTCACCATTTAGTTCAGCCTTAAATTGTTATGTTCTTCAAAACCATCTGAAGTTTAATGGAGCATGGTCTGGAGATATGGAGGTGATTGCATTATGAGTTACACAGTAGAATGGATTACGCCAATCTATGACAGAACTTATGGAGATATTCAAAAAGTTTTAAGTGACCCAACTTTAGAAAATCCCAAAGGTTGTTATAATGTAGTCGACATCCTTCGTATTGAGAATAACACTCAATATGTTATGGAAGACATGTTAGCCAGAAGAATTATCAGAAGAGAGCCTGAAGGATTTTCTACAAAACATACTTGGGTATCTAGTGATATAGTTACAAAAACAGATATGCAGAGAATTATTGGAAACGTAATAATTCTAATGACACTCTCTAACCCAGAGATAACTGAAAGTCTGGAACCTCTCTCAACCTCAGCTCAAGTTACATACAGAGTAGCTAATGCAATCGAGAGAAATCTGGAAATTATGAAAAATCAGCCAGAACTACCTATTCAAAGTTTTTGGTTAGAATTAGAACATGGTATTATCGTAGAATACAATGCCAGTTCAGCTTGGATACCAGAAAATGAAGAAGTCACAATTCGAGGAGTACCTTATGGAGAATATGCTGAATTTATGAACTTTACTGGTTGGTCTGGAACAGCCGAAGATTTACTTTGCATCGATTACCCAACACATCAAACTGCTACTTTGACAATGCCATTTAGAAACGTTAGATTAGAAGCAACCTTTGAAACTCACATTCCAAGAACTTTGACTTTGAACAGTGGTCACGTTTGTTTAAATGGAGAGGTTAGTGAAGATGGACCGAGTCAATTAACTTGTTATGGTGGAGATAGATTATTGATAGTTGCTACAGTAGCTGCTTCGGGTAAAGCCTTTTGGAATTGGACTGGAACTCAAGAAGCCTTGAATAATTTAACTGGTGGAGATGAACCATCATCTGCTTGGTTAGTTATGCCAGACATGGATGTAACACTTACAGCAAATTATATCAATGCTGGTCCACACAGTATTACTATCTATCAACCAACTGGAACTCAAGTTACTTGGCACGATTATGACGAATATGTTTCTCTTTCTCCAGCAGATATGGGAAGCAAATATTCATTTAGTTATTGGTCTGGAAGTACCCAATATTTGGAAGACATTTATCAATCTCATGCTAGCTTCAAAATGCCAGACGTAAATATTAACTTTACTCCACATTACACTTATAACTATTCATATAACACAGTTAAAATAAATGATGGAACTATTGATGGTCAAAGTAGAATTGATAATGCAATGGAAACTTCAGGTCACACTATCATAGCAAACATCCCAGCTGGAATGGGATTTGATTATTGGTCATTGGAAGGAGTTGGTTTTTTTGCTAATAACAAGTCATCTACTACAACCTTCTCTGTTGGTGATGGAAGTGCTATTATAACCCCACATTTTACAAACATTAGAACTTTGACAGTCGAAAACCAAAATAATGGTGGAGGTTCAATTTCATACCGTCGAACACAAAATCAAACAACTAGTGTTAGTACAAATCACGTGGCCGGAGATTATATTTTTGCAAATTGGACCGAAGATGGCTCAGTCGTTTCGAGTTCAACCATTTATGGATTTACAATGCCAGCTAGAGACAGAGTTCTTAGAGCAAATTATAGATTGAAAAATCAAGTACAAATTACTATTAACTATGGAAGCCACTCAGAAACAATTACGATGCAAGAGATATCTTCAAGATCTATTACAGCAGATGCTGCCCCAACTGGTCAACATTTTGTGAGATGGGACTATTATGGACTATATATGATTGAAAATAAATATTCCATTAGTACTTTGATAACAGCTGGGAGTGGGAATGCCACTGTAACGGCTGTCTATACCGATGACCCTACACCAGTCACATACCATAATTTAACAGTTAATAATGGTTCTGGTTCTGGTTCAGTGGCTGAAGGAAGTGGAAGAACTATTAATGGAAATCAAGCTCCTGATACTTACGAATTTGATTATTGGGAAATTATCAGTGGAAATGGCACAATCGACAATATTTATAGTCAACAGACAACTTATAGAATGGGTACAACAGATGGAGAAGTTACAGCTCACTATAAACCTATTCCATATTTCACAGTAACAGTAATCAATGGTACTGGTTCAGGAACATACCCTAGAAACTCAAACCCAACTATTAAAATGAACCCAGCACCAGAAGGAATGCAATTCTTACAATGGGAAGTTCTACAAGGAGACAGTAATTCAGTATATCAACCATTAGCAGAAAGCACTTATATTAGAAATCTTACTCAGGATGTAACTGTTAGAGCTACATATTATGTTCCAGACCCAGAAATCCAATACACTTTATCAATTACACACAAGGACGGAACGGTCGAAACTTCACAACATTCGGTTGGTGAGAGATTTACAATTTATGCCGACCCACCTAACGAAGGTTATGAGTTTAGGAGATGGAATGGAGATACTCAATATTTAACTGGAGAAAATGCTAGATACACTGAGACACCTAACGTTCAAATGCCAGGTAGAAATATTGAACTTAGTATGCAATATAAACCAGAAGGAGCAACTGAGTTATTCCATGTTGTCTTACAAAATGGAGAACTATTGGTTAGTACTCAAGAAGACCCAGAAACACATGAGATTACTGAAACCTGGTCAGACAATGGTGAATTCGAAGAAGGCTCAGTGGTTAGAATTAGAGCTGTTAACATTCCACATGGTTATTCTTTCTACCGATGGTGGAACCCAGATGATGGTGGACAATCAATGAGTACTGTTGCTCAGTTAACTAACCCTGACACTACCCTGACAGTCGAAGATTTTGATATAACCTTGGAAAGAGCTATCCAAGAAAATTCGAAATACACATTAACTTTACTTGGTGGTGGTCAAAGACCTGGACAATATTATGAAAACGACGAAGTCCCATTATATTTCCCAGATTTGGACGAAGAAACAATCCATTATGTTTGGAAGAGATGGTCGGGAAGAGATATTAACTGGGCTATAGCAAATTTAAGAGTTAAGACTCAAAGTGGAACAACTGCTTTTGACCCTTATGATGGTGGAGACTATGGTAATGACCCACAGGTAATTATCATGCCAGCCAAAGCATTAGAGTTAGAAGCAACATTTACTCGAAAATATAGACTAAACCTAATCAATGCTGCTTCGGATGGACAATCACAAATTTTCTCAGAATCTGGAACACAAATCTCAGTAGTTGCAAATCAACCACAGACTGGAAAAGTATTTTGGAAATGGTCTGGAGATACTGATTACATCGTTGGAAATTCACTATACAATTCGACCATCACCGTTGAGATGCCAGAAACACCTATTAACTTAACAGCTCTTTATGAAGATGCATCTGACCCAACAGACATCGGTTATACTTCAGAAGATTTATATAGTGAAACACAAATTGACACTTCTGACATAACAGTAATTTCTGGAACAATCGGGTTCGGATTTATTATAACCGACATCAAAGGTCATTTATTTATGGTCGACCAAGTCGAGAATGGAGTAGCAACAATTATAAGATTAACTCAAAAACAATCAGGAGGTGATGTATAATGGCAAATAACA